TCACTGTATCTACCACTACTGGTGTTACGGCAGGCGATGCGTTCACGATTGCTGGTATCAATGCGGTTCACCACATCACCAAGCAAGACACAGGACAGCCTAAAACGTTCCGTGTTATCTCGGTTGATAGTGCAACTACGATGACCATCTCTCCGCCCATCATCTCAGCGTCTAGCACGCCTACGGATGCAGAAGCTCAGTACCAGAACTGTGTTGCTAACAGCGTTTCAAACACTGCTGCAATCACATTCCTAAACGTTGCCGCTGCAAGCGTGAACTGCTTCTGGCACCGAGATGCGATTGAGTTGTTGCCCGGTCGTTACTCTGTTCCTGGAGATGCAGGTGCAGCGGTAATGCGTGCAGCTACTGACCAGGGTATTGAGTTGGTTATGACCAAGCAGTACGATATCAACACCATGAAGACCAAGTATCGCCTTGATACTCTTTTCGGTGTTGCAATGGTAAACCCCGAAATGGCAGGTATCCTGTTGTTCGGTCAGTCTTAATGACTCGGGGGCTTCGGCCCCCTATTCCTTTCGGAGGTTTGCATGCCGTTAAAGAGGGGTTATTCAAAGAAAACCATTTCCAAGAACATTAAAACGGAAATGAAGTCAGGAAAGCCTCAAAAGCAGGCTGTCGCTATTGCCTTGAGTACAGCTCGCAAAGCTAAGAAAAAGGCCAAATCATGAAGCCAAGACAAGGCAAAGCTAAAGTCAAAGTCACATCATCTGGTCGCCGGGTATCGTATGGACAGAAAGGTGCGAGCGTTAAGCCTGGGACAAAGAAGGGCGACTCTTATTGCGCTCGATCAGCCGGGCAAATGAAAGCTCACCCCAAAGCTGCAAAAGACCCCAATTCTCCGTTAAGATTATCGCGAGCACGATGGAAGTGCTCAGGCACTAAGTCTAGGAAATCGTAATGACTGAAAAGAAAAAGGGTTCACACGGAAAGGCATGCTGGAAAGGTTATCGCAGAGGTAAAGGCGATAGCTGCCACAAGGTAAGCACACCAAAGAGGAAGAAGAAATGAAATATCGAGGAGCGCCAGGCGGCGGAACGTATCGAGGTGTAACGGGGTCGTATCGTGGAGCCCCAACGAAAGGCACTACAGGCTATTACAAAGGCAAGCCCATGGTCACCACTAGCACGGCCACAACAACGCTTGCTGGCACGCTGAACCGCCCTGTGATGGGTCGTACAGCACGAGCGCCGGTTCGTGGGAATGCACTGCGAAGAATGCCGCCTTCTAGGATGCGATAATGTTTAAGATTTATAAGCCGATTGGTGGCGATCACTATAAGCGCATAGTCGTTAAAGACCCTGAGCCTTATTTACAGGACGGCTGGTATTTATCAATTGCCGATCACCAAGAGCCGATAGAGACCCAAAAAGCAGATGATGATATACTGCCACCTACACGTCTTGAGATGGAAATAAAGGCGTCTTTGTTGGGCATTAAGTATGATGGCCGAACCAGTGACAAGAAGCTTTTAGAGCGCATTGAAGAGGCTCTTAAATGAGTTACACAAAACGACAATTTGTGACTGCGGCGTTCGAAGAGATCGGGCTCGCGTCTTATGTGTTCGACCTGACTGATGACGAGCTTTCGAGCGCGTGTCGCCGTCTTGATGCGATGATGGCCGAATGGAATGCGAATGGGTTAAGGTTGAGCTATCCTCTGCCAAGCTCGCCAGAATTAACGAATATCGATGCTGAAACAGATGTTCCAGATGCGGCAAACGAGGCTATCATTACAAATTTAGGGGTGCGTATCGCGCCTGGTTACGGCAAGCAGGTAATGCCTGATACCAAAATGACGGCACGAAATTCGTACAAAACATTACTATCTCGATTCGGAATGGCAATCGAGAGGCAATTGCCTGGCACAACGCCTGCCGGTGCAGGTAACAAACCTTGGCGGTATGACGACCCATTTTTACGAGACCCCGTGGACCCGCTCGAGGTTGGCGGCGATGGAATATTAGAGTTCGAGTGAGGAACCTATGGCTACTATTAACCAACTATCAGCGGTAGATGTATTACAGGGTGGCGATCAGATCCCTGTATACGATCAAAGTAATGGCGATGCGCGTAAGGCGTCTATTACTACTTTAAAAAATTATGTTCTTGACTCAATTGAGTTTGATGTAAAAAACTTTATTGAAATTGAAGATCACGGCGGCGGCGTTACCAAAACTGCTGCTGAAAACACGGCTGCTTTAATAGCGGCGGCTCAGGCAGCAAACGGTCGCGTCATTGTTTTTGGCAATCACCCGGTTGGATCGGATAATGTTTATTCGTTCAACTCAACTGCGATAACAAAAGAGCAGTTAAGCATACAATTGAACGATGCCATTATTATTGGTGAAAATGATGATGTTGGCGGTACGCTAATACGCTTAAACGGAAAGCGCTTGATTGTTAAAGGCAGCGGAACGTTTGACTGTAATAACTACTATGCCAATGCGTTAATGGTTTATAACTCAGCCAATGACGAGCTGTATATAAACTATTTCGAAGGCTTTCGGGTAATTAACTGTTTACAAAGAACCGCCTTAACTGCAACTCAAGCAAACGGAATCACTGTGTGGGGTGGGTTTGCCGGGTCCGTGTTTAGGGATCTGTATATAAACCAAGTTCACTCTGATGGTGCTGATACGGTTTCCGGCGGTGCAATTGCCCGGGGTATCGTGGTTCGATATCTGACATCGACTGACCTAGTATCAAAGCATAATCTAGTCGATACGTGTCACATCGAAGACCTTAAGCCGGCATCGGAGGCGGATGGCGTATTTTGCCAAGAAAGCCCATATATCTACATTAACGACAATAGCCTGACAGTAAACAACTGCACATTTGTAAACTGTGAGAAGCGCGCGGTAAAAGGCCAGGTATCAACAGTTATCGTTACAAACAACAAAGTGTATCGAACTCGCGCATTTGATTTGAGCGATCTTACAACGCAAACGTTTGGCGTTGACTTCGATGCACAATACGGCGGCGCATATATTGCTGGTAATACGTCAGTATGGGAGTCGGGCAATTATGCTCCAAGCTCATTTGCGGTAGTAAGCTGCAAGATGACACTTGAGCGCAGCGGATCAATATCTTCTGATAACAAGCGCAACTATGACTCGACTGTCGCAAACAACGTGATTTATGCGGGCGATGATGTTATTCGAGCTGGCGATAAGCGAAGCTTTGTTTTAATTCAAAACCGAATCGCTTCAGATGATTCATTCTGGTCAAATTTTGGAACCGTCACAGTTGAAGGTAACAGCGCACAGGCTCCATTAACGCAATTAGCTTACGGGTTCTTGATCGGCACAACCGGCGAGAAGCAATTCGAACATCTTAGCCTGGTTAATAACTACGCCGAGGATTGTGATCGAGCGGTCTATTTTGCTAATGACACGTCAAACACCCCGGGTGGTGCGACTACGTTTAGCGGTAATGTAATTATTGATAGCGCTTCGATTCGAGACAAAGAAGCGATTAAGACAGTAGAGCTTGCCAATATCACAACCCCGACATTTGAGTACCAGGTTGATAATTCAGCCGGCACGACTCAAGTCACGGGTTATGAAGGCGAGCGAATTGTAATTGGCAAAGCACTGAATACGGAGGTCGTTGAGTTCGATGTTTTACATGAACACAACGGTCTCTTTCGCATCGATGCGATGTTTACTCGCCGAACGAATGCCCCGAATACCCCGCTGGTGTCGCGTTACTCTGCTTACATTAACGATATTGAGCTTGCTGGCCAGCGTTACATTGATGTAATTCGAGAGCAGGTTAGCTCGCAGGGTGGCACTTGGCAGATTGTTGGCGACATTAACCGTCAAGACACGGATACAGGTTTATACCGAACCACTATTAGAAAGACGGCAGGGACCACTACAGACGCCTATGGCGCGTTTCAGGGCGAGTACAGTATTAAGGTAGTTGGTGCAGGTGCGGTGGCGATTGTCGCTAAGGATGCGTCTACGGGCGTCACACCATCTGTGGTATCTAGCTCTCCAGATTCATCGCCTATATTCTGTCACGGCGGTTTTGTTCCTGCGGCGGCTGCTGTTACAAGTCAGTTCGGTACAAACTCAACCGTAACGTATAGCGCTTCAGGTGTTTATCGAGTGACGTTTGACACCGCTCAAGCTGACGCAAATTACAGCGTGCTTGTATCGTGCCAGCCGGCATCATTGACCGATAGAAAGGTTGAGTATGGCGCTAAGACAACGACATACTTTGAAGTGAAGGTATTGAACGCGGCTGGTCAAGAGGTGAATACAAACCTTCCAACTGATATTTCATTTACAGCTCTAAGATAGGTAAAATTATGGCCTTAGAATATACATTTAACCCGGCGTATGGTCGTGGTGTCACAGTAAGCCCGATTGCAACGTCTGCTCGCTCAGAGGTTGGCAAGGGTTCAAAGTCTCTTGTGGTTAGTAACCTGGGGCCAGACGAGTGTTATGTCCGCACTGGTGATTCAAGCGTTACGGCGACTACGGCTGATTATGTTGTGTTGCCCTATCAGCAGGTATCTTTGACCAAGTTCCAGGATGATACTCACATTGCGTATCTGTCCACTACTGGAACGACATTACACATTATACCTGGCGAAGGAATTTAAATTATGCTGCGGTCTCGAGCCAGGACTCGCGGGAGGTTCCCGGCAGTTGAGTCCGAGTATAGCGTGCTGGGTAAAACCCCGGCACTGATTGCTGATTTCGAAAATGAATTTTATCGGCCAAATAATGGTGCCAATAGATTCTCCGATCTAATCACTCACGCCCGAGCGGGCAACGCCACTATGACCGACTCTGACGGTCTGATTAAGTGGGCACCGCATAATTTAATTACGTATTCTGAAGATTTGACCGGATC